CTCGCTTGATATATTATTTATCTTCAAAAGTGCTTTCACAAATTCGCCCAAAAATATTTGTTTTTTCTCTCCCATCTCTTGTAAAATAACCTTACAATCTTCTACTGATTCAGTATCACACCAGTTTTCTACATAGTTTAATAAATCATAATGAATTTCATAATCAAATCCGGTAGCAATTTGTCTATTTAATTCTTTATCCTTATAAGAATTATATAAATTTACAATTTTTAAAATGTTTTCGTTAACTATATGGTCTTCGCTTTTTGGTGTATGATCCTTAAAATCATCTAAAACTCTTATATTAGTAAAACAACTAAATATAGATACTAATTGTTTAGACGATAAATTATCAAATGATTTATCTTCTAATAATCTTGCAAATACAAGACAATGTATTTCTCTAATTTGAGCGGCTATTTTCCCAAGAATCGTTAACTTAACATTAGTTCCAGTTTCTTCAACAACAAAATTCTCTTCTTTTAATAAATCGAGGACTACAGAAACTCCTGATTTAAAATAAGAAGTTAATAATTTATATTGATTTTGAAGATGTTTTAATTCTTGGTCTTTGAGAGAAAATTTATCATAAATTATTTTATCTCTTGAAAGAAATTTATTGTTATCTTCTATAAATTTAATTTGTCTCTCTATTTCCTTTCGTTTCTTATTTACTGCGTTTGATTTATTTCTAATTAACTCATTATATTCTCTAATAGTATCAATAGACGTATTTAAATTTTGAATTCCTTTATCTAAATCTGATTCTAAACTTGCCATTTTATAATATATTTCCTTCATTTGACCATCTAAATCACCTGTAATCATACTTTTACTCGCAAATTCAACTAAATTATTATCACCAATATCAATCAAATTTAATAATAAATTATAAGAAATTTTAAATTTAGATATTAAGGTTTGGGGTTTACCATTCATCATCTGTTTATAACTAACTGAATCTAGATCACGAAACAAGTTATTAAGATGAATAACATGACCTACTTTGTCAAGTCCTAATCTGCCCGCTCTCCCCGCCGCTTGAGTATACTCGTGACTATATAACAAACGATTTATCTCTCCATTAAACTTAAATACATCAGTAAATATTGTCGTCTTAACTGGTAAATTTATCCCTACACTCATCGTTTCGGTACAAAATAAAATTTTTATGAATCCGCGAGCAAATAATAGCTCAGTCATTTCTCTCAAAATAGGCATTAAGCCCGCATGATGAATTCCTACACCTTTTCTTAGCAATTTAACTGTATTAAGGTATTCTGGTAAATGTAAATATTCCTGGTAATTTGGTAATTTACGAATAATTTGTTCACATTCTCTATCAATTGTATACGGAACCTTACTATCAAATTCAAGTAAGTTAGTAGTTAATTCTTCTGCACAAACTTCTAATTGTTTTCGAGAGAATACATAACAAAGCGCAGGTAACATTTCATTATGAACCAAGTATTCAGAAACTTTATTTAATACGAATTGTCGTTTCACTCTTATGTCGTTTTTTTCAAATAATTTTAAAGTTTTGTATATATTTTGATAGTTTGTATCATTAAATACACCCTTTTCATCTTGAATAATATGAGGTTTATCAATAATTCTTTTAATTTCTTCTTGAGTAGATTTATCGCGTATATATTTGTTAGCAGTAGTCGTTACTGTTATAAAACTATAATGGATAAGAGGTACTGCTCTTATTAATTTACGTGTTAAATAAACTTCTTTTTCAATTGATTTACTCATATCTCCTTTTGTTTCAAGCCAAAACGCGAATTTTTCTGGATCATCTAATGTAGCAGATAGTCCTACAATTTGAATATGTGACGGTAATAACATTATACTTTGTTCCCAAATATGTCCTCTGTGCTCATCATTTATGAAATGAATTTCGTCGAACACAACACAACCAAGTTCGTTTTCAATATCCATCTCAAATGATACCGAAGAATTTAATACGGGTGACGAGCTTTTAATTTGATATAATTTATTAAGTAATATCTCAGTTGTCATAATTAGTACATCAGCATCAGGATTAGTCTTGATGTCACCTGTTATTAAGCCTATACTTATGTCAGGATATTTTTGTGTAAATGAGTAAAATTTTTCATTGCTAAGAGCTTTAATAGGAGACGTATAAATTACTTTTTTACCTTTTGAATGAAAATAATTTATGGCAAACTCACCTCCAAACGTTTTACCTGTACCTGTTGGTGCCGTAATTAACACATGATTTCCAGTGACAACACCTTCAACACACCATTTCTGGAAATCATGTAATTCATATGAATAATTTTCATAATATTTTTTGTATTCTTCTTCGTGTGATTTAAGATAATTATAACTACAAACTTTCACCATTATTTTATTATTATATATTATTATAATTTCTTTATATATATTTAAATATATATATAAAGCACAAACAATACAATTAATTTAAACTATTTAATAATTTTGTATAATCATTAAAATCATAAAAATAACAAAATTTATTTATCTCTTCAATATCATTAATATCAATATTAAACTTTTGTATGAAATGAATACAGGCTACACCTCTATAATTTATATTGGTATAATATTTAATTTTTATATTATTAGCAAAATTTAACAATATCCAATAAAGTAACTTCCAAATATCACCTGTCCATGGTTCACCATATTTTAAAATATTATTTTCGTAATAGTGATGATTAGGTATTTTAAGTTGCTCATTGTAATTTAACGGTAAAATATCGTCTATAAAAATTATTCCATTCTCATTTAAAGTATTTACACTATTATTAAAGTCATTTATTAAATATTCTATTTGATGCATCCCATCTATAAATATTACATCAAACATATTTTTATTTATCGCAAAAAAATTATCAGACGTTAACTTAACTAAATTATTGTCTTCAAACTTAGGATCCGGGTCTACACCAATTTTATCATTAAAGTGTATATCTTTAAACGTATTACCATATTCAACACCAATTTCTAGATATTTCATATCTTTATTTGTTAGAGATTCTATTATTTTAATTCTAGAATTTAAATTAGTATTATACGGTATTTTTTTTATTTTTGGATAAATTATTTCAGAATTTATACAAGATTTATATGTTAACAAAAAATATTTTTCTAATTCTTCATAAGAACAATCATTCAAAGAATAGCATTTCATCTTAGTAAACCCATAATAATCTAAATATTTGCACCAAAATATAGGAGAATTGGTATTTTCTAATAAAATAATATCACATTTATTAGAGTTGTATAATTGTTTTATATATTCTATATTTTCAATTAACGCATCAATCCCAATAATACAACATTGTTTTTCATATTCATTATTAATCAATAAATTACAATACTTATGTTCATAGTTTTGTCTTTTCCAAATTTGGCTACAATTATAAATATAAGATTCATTTTCATAAGCATCTTTTTCTTTCATTTTTTCATGAAATTTAGATAATGAATAAAATTGTGGATATAAAAATTTAGGTCCTATCTTATTAATTTCATAATTACGAATTAAAGAAAAATTTGATTGTCCTCGATTAATATATTGAATATAGCCATTCATATGTATTTTTGCTATTTTTGTTTCTAACATAGTTCTCATTATTATTTCTTGATCATCACATATTGGTAATAATTCACAATAAGACCCTATCTTACGTAATACTTCACTTCTCCAAATTCTAGGATGATTTGGCATACTAACTAAATGTGTTCCTGTAATATTATTTATATTAGCACATGAACATACATAGACCCATTTATTTTTATATTTTTCACAATAATAACTACAATAACCTTTACCGTAAAAATCATCATATTTTAAGCTTACACCATCTTCATCTATATTCGTACAATTTGAATATATAAATCCTACATCAGGATGGTTTTCAAATACAATTACAGATTGTTCCAATAAAGTTTCGGTTATTTCATCATCATGATCCATCTCGAGTAAATATTGACCTCTACATAGAGAAATTGCTTCGTTTTTTACATTACCAATACTACCACTATTACAACTTCTTTTGTATAGTCTTACTTTTGGGTCATCTTTAAATAGATCAATTAAAAAATCAAAGTGTTCTCTAGTTTTTGAATCATCAACTATTACCCATTCCCAATCTTTAAACGTTTGACATTTGATACTTTTATAAGCACGAATTATTTTATCAAATGATTCATAACATGTTGTAAATAAAGAAAAAATAGGTCTTATATTATTTCTATCGTTAATAACACATTCTATATAACAATATGTTACTATTTTTGAAAAATAATCTAAATCATATAATTCTGTTAAATGTATCCATCTTTTACGCATTTTAGGGACGATTATATCGTTTACGAGGCTAATATACTCTCCTTCATTACCATATGTAACTAAAACATGATAATTTACGTCAAATAATTTTTTTATATCTAAATTATTGGATATTATTTCTACGTCACATTCTAATTTTTCATAATTATCTTTAAATAATGTATCGATATTTGAATATTTATCAAGACGATAAAATATAACTTTTGGATATTTCATATATTTTTTAAATGAATAATATTTAAATTATTTATATAATATAATTGTATAATCATAAAAAATTGAAATTAATTTATAATTTAAATACTTATTACATTTAAATAAATCAAATGCTTCAAAACGAAAATAACCAGTTACGTATGACTCGTAATAAATATCTATATAACAAAAAAATAAATTTATCAATAAATATAGATTATTTAAGGTTAACATCCATAATAAAAAATATATTATTAAATTTTTGTAATCCATCAATAATAGGTTACTTTACATATGACGATACATATTGGATAAAAAAAATATATGATAAACGTTGTATCATACATATTACTATAAAAATACTTAAAGTGTCTCATAATGTTTCTGTATTGTACATTAAACCTGAATTAGGGAATTTTGACGACATTCATAATTTTATATATTTACTTAAAGAAGGCTTAAATTTATATGATTCATGTCCATTTATAAAAAAAATTATAGAAAAAGGCAGTTTCGTGTAAAGTAATCTTTAAGTTATTTTAATTTATTATATTTTATAATAACTTAAAACTAATCAAGACAATCACACTACATAAATGTAATAAAATTCACAAGGTTTATATTTAAAAAAATACGTTTTCCCTACACAATGTAGTAGAAAAAAGATTTTTTTGCTTTTTCATAAAGTATTTTGGTTTTTTCAAAAATGGACAAAAATAAATGTCCAAAAATAGAAAAAC